GTTGTTTAATAACTTTCTGTAACTGTTGAATGTTTCTACAAACTTGTCTTGTGTTTTTACTCTTAGTCTGTCTGTTTGAAATAGTGTTTTATGTTTGTTCGCTTCCCACCATCTTTGTAGTCTATCTTCATTTACATTTTCATAGTCAGGAAACTCATTATAAACATAGTAAACCATAGTAGAAGAATAACAAGTGCCAAATAAGAAAGCTAACCAATATCTTTGTTCTATATTTAATTCAAACCTATTTGCTATGTATCGTAAGCAGTCATTGCTTGGGTCTATGTCTTTTGCTTCTGATGATTTTATATGATAATTTATGTAATCCAATATATATTTTGTTTGTCTCCTTTTTTTGTATATGTGACACCTGCCTTAGTCATTCCCATTTTAAGGTAAAATTTATTTCCTATAATATTATCTGCATTACACTTTAGCATTAATGGTCTTGGTAAGTAATCAAATAAATATTTACCTACACCTTTTTTAGTATTATCTTTATCTACTGCTATTTCGTAAAGTAAATTAGCTTTATATTTTTTGGAGTAGCCATATCTCATAAAACCACTACCATCGATAACAACAAAAGTGTAATTAGTTTTACCCTCTATAAATTTATCCCAAGTCCAAAATAAATTAAAGTTACCTATGTGTTGTTTATGTTGTTTGTGTAGTTTTTTTATAAACTCTTCGTCTTGTTTTGTAGCTAATCTAATCTTCATAAAGTTTTAATACTTTTAATTGTGTTGGCTCAAAGTCTTTATCTACTCTTTTAAATATATCTTTAGTTGAAGCGTAATAAGAAGCTGTCTTGTATTTTAATACCCATAGTGGTCTGTTAGCATTCCTAATTGCTAAAAGATTGTTAGAAGCTGTTAAAATAAGTCCTGCAAAAGATCCTGACATATCAGAAACATATTGTTGTAACTTTTTTTTATCATCACCACATTTTTGTAATATAATTTCACCATCATTATAAGTATTCATTTTTATATTATAGTGTTTCTCCATTTCTTGTTTTGTCCGCATATCAATTACGCCATTAAAAACTAAGGACAATTTGTTATTAGATAGTGGTTGATTGTTTACGTGGTCTGTGTAGTCGCCACTTGTAGCATACCTATTGTGATATATTATTTTATCTGCTTTAGGCAACTTTACGTTATCAACTTCGTGGTATTTTTGTGTTATAAGTTTATTGTTTTTTGTGTAGCTGTAACCAAAACTATGCAGACCCCTAATTTTACTTTGTAATATTATTTTGTGTAATATATCGTAATGAAAGCTTTTTGCATATTGGCAACTAAAACCTACGACACCACACATTTAATTAAGTTTCTCGCCTTGTAATCTACGCTTAACTATGTTAGCTTCCTCTTCTGCAGTACCACAACTAACCATATTTTTTCTGTAATACATTACTAAAGATATTCTTTTTGCATCATCATCAACTTTGTTTATTGGTGTATTACCGTGCCATTGGTGTACATCACATAACAAAAGATCACAATTTTGTAAATCAAAAGCAACACCCCATTTGGGTATAACAAAATAACCACCTGTGTACCTACCTTTACGTAGTGCAACTAAATTACCAAAACCCTCCTCAAAATCTCCTTTGTCTGTGTGTACTGCTGTTTGCCAATTACTGTTGACTGTTACAGTTGTAAATGCTGTATCTCTTATAACAAAATCTTTTGATGTTTCATCTGCTACTTTTCTTTGTTTTTTATAATACTCTGGCATTAACTCTTGATACTTTGTATCTACAAATTTAATAATTGGGTATGCCTTTACAAATTTACTAAATTGTTTTTCGTTAAAAGCAGTTTGTCTGCAATACGGAAATCTTGAGTTGCGATCGAAATAACCTATAATACCACTGTTAACACTTGTTAATGCCCTACTTGTATTAGATATTGTGCCATCTTTTTTTTTGGTATGATGACCGAACTTACCATTGTTTTTTGTACCACCACCAACACCTCTATTGTTAGTAGATGCAGCAGCACCCTTTAAGTTATCAAAAGCATTTTTTGCTATATTATTTGGTATAACTTTTTTTCTAAACTTTGCTATTGGTTTACCAGTTTCTTCACAATAAACATCTGCATCATAAGTTACTAATGTATTGTAATCATTATCTGTAAGTAATGTACCTGCTAGTTTATTAGCTTGTTTGTCATCTAATCTTGGTTTTAATTTAAGTATTGTTGCCATTTTTTATTTTATTAATTTCTTCTATTGCTCTATAAATAGTGTCAGTAAGATTATCAGACTTATAATGTTCTCTTAAATTAAGTTCCCATTCTTTAAACTTAGGCTCAGTTTTAGTGTTTAGAAATAATTGTACCATTTTCACGTGGCTTTGTTCGCCAAACTCATCAGGATAATCATAGTCACCTGTATCTTCTATATCACTATCAAATGCTGTATCTTCCCATTTTGGTATGTCTAACCCCCAAGCTTTAAGTTCTTCTACATCCCATTCATTAGCCAATATATCCCAATCCCACTCGCCAAAACTTGAATTGTCTTTTATTATAAATTGCTTTTGTTTTTGTTCGCTTAACTTAACCTTATGTATATAAACTTCTTTTATTCCTGCTTCCATACAAGCCTTTAATCTCATATTACCACCAAGCACAATATTATCTTCATTAACTACTATAGGTCTTAGCTTTAACATTTCAGGGAATTCTTTTATAGATTTTATAAGTTTTTTAAACTTGTAATCTTTTATAACACGTGGATTTTCAGGGTTTGAATTTATTTCTGTAATCTTAACTTTTTGTAGTTTCATATTTATATATCGTTTTAAATGTATTGTTTTTGAATTAAACCTTACAAAGTACCCTCTATAATATAATTGTCTATGTCTTGTCCTTGTATAAAAAACTTTTCAAATATTTCTATTGCTTCTTTTGTTTTTCTTTTGCCTTCATCGTAGAACTCTTTACTGCATTTCCATATCGCAATATCAAGTGACCCTTTGTCTATTACTACAAACTTAAATTGCTCGTGAGATACATCAAATAGTTTACAATACAAATAACATTGTACATCGTAAGAGTATTTTTTTGCAGCATACGGAAAGCCTTTTATGTCTGTAGAAGTTTTTAAATCTACAATACCATCATTTGTAAGCACATCTGCTTTACCTCTAAATGGGTAACCTTGTACTATTCCTATTGATG